GCTTTTCCGCAAGCTGTTTGAACTGCTCTACGGTCGCCTTAATCACGTCACCCTTAGGCGAAATGATGATACCGTCAGGACCGTTCCGAAGCAGTCCCGCCATGCGCGTACCCGCCTCGTTATCCGTGCAGATTTCCCGGAGCTGAGCAAGTAGCGGCGAGAGGCCCGAGCGATTGTCCCGAGGGTCTAGCCCCTGTCGCACGATCACGCAGTCAGCGATAGGTATGTTTTGTTGCGCCCCGCCGATGGTGCTGTACCGGACGTAGGTGATTAGCTTGGTGCCGTCCGGGTTGTCACGGTCCGACATTAGCTGAACGCAGGTGTACGGCAAGATCCAGTAGCCGATCACCTGACCCGTGAGGTTGCGCCGCTTGACCATGACCGAATGACCCCGGCAATCATCGTTCAGCGTCGTTGCGTAGATCAGTTCACTGAGCGAGTAGTAATCGTTCGGTTTCCGAAAGGTCTTGAGAACTTGCGCCGTTCGGACGTCGCTGTAGTTTTCCCATTCCAGCTTCTTTTCTGACCAACGCTGTACCGTCAGCGTCAGGTCGTTGAGCATCGAACTCTTCCGGTTAAGGCAGATCGAGACAACCGAGTTGGTCCAAGTATCCCCCGCCTCGGCTACGTAGTCGTACCGGGTATTGCTGAACATTGGCCGCTGAAGCCAACTGGTACCGCCTAGGTTTGGCTGTTGGGGAATGAACGCCTTTAGGATTCGCTGGTACCACTTCATAGTTCTATCCGTATAGACTCATCAGGTCATCGAATTGTAGCCGACCGTCCGAGCGAAGTCCCCAATTCGCAAGCGCAAGAGCGACTACTGTGTCATCGTGCATCCCTTGTGGCGCGTTCATTGTGACCCGCCGAGTACGTGCATTGAAGGTGTATTCGTAGGCTTGAAGCTCACCCGTCTGCACCGGATCACTGAGCAACGATAGCCGCTTGCCTTCGATGCTCGTCGCTAGGTGGTTGATCAGATCACCCTTGCTTTGAGACGTGAATAGGAACGGGTGTACATCGTGGTTCGGGAGTGCCTTGGTTAGTTCCTCGGGAATCGTGTTGACGCCGCCGCTTGCGTCTACCCAAACTTGGTAGTCCGGAAACGTCGAGACGAACCGGACAATCCGTTCTATTTGTTGCGACCAAGGGATCTTATTAAACCGGTCTAGCCCTGCCTGTTTGCCGTCGCCATCAAGCGCAGATAGAACCGTGAAGTCTTGAGTCATCGCAAGGTCAATCCCGATGGCCCCCGGCCTCGGCCCTGCCACCCCGTCAGACGTGAGCAAGTCAGCAACCCCGATAAAAACGCCGCCCGCGTCTTCCAAGAACTCCGCCTCGTACTCTTGCCGGTACACCCGATCAGGAAGCTCGGCCCGTGCATCGGCTAGTTCCTGCGCTAGTCCGGGAATCGTCGTGTTCGTGCTCGTCGGCATCTGCCAGCTTGCCCATTGCGGCAAGTTTGGGTCTTGCCCTTTGACAAACATCGAATGAAACGCCCCTTTGCCCTTGGGTGTCCCGCTGATCCATAGGTCGCCTTGGTAGTCCGTGAGCGTCGGCCGTATGGCTTTGTTGTACACATCGTCCAAGTTGCGGACTATGCCCGCTTCGTCAATGCAAGCTCGTTTGTACTTTCGGCTTCGGCCCGCGTCGGGATCTTCCAACGTCCAAAAGTCGATATGCCCGCCGGTCATCAGCCGTATCACCTTGTCGCTCAGGTTCGCGCTCGTGATGATCGGAGATAGGCGAGTGCGGCACTCTTCAAAGACCTCGCGGAGCAGTTTGTACGTCGGCGCGAAGTAGCCCGCCGGGAATCCTTCGATGGAAGTCTCACAAAGAAGCCGCGTTTCGAATACGGTCTTTCCCCATCGTCGCCCGCAGGACAGGACGTTATAGCGGGACGCCTCGGCCCTAACCTTCGCTTGGCCCGGGTGACTCTTCGGGAGATTGATTCGAACCTTCGTCAATGTATGAGACCTCTACCTTCAACGCGCCAGAATGGTTCACGTCGTTCCGGACCCGGAAGTCGTCTGGCCGTCGTCTTTCAAGCCACCATGCCGCCGCTTGCCACGTTGACTTTGATGCTTCGTGGATCACCTTAACGTTTCGAGCCACCGCTTCCTCTTCGGCCTTTTTAACAGAACCCGCAAAATCCTCATCCTCTTTGATCCAACGGGCGAAAGTATCCTCGCTGATTCCTGACGCGATGCAGGACGTTTTGCGCGTGTTGCCCTCGGATAACAGGTCAATAATGCTCTGTTCGCACTCCGGGGTTTTCTTGTATGGTCGCCCGCTCATGGCCCTTCCTACTCCAACACAATCGCGATGTACACGCCGCGCTCGTTCACCAAGACGGCTTCGTTATCAAACTCGTCCAGATACGCCGCGATCCCCGTCAGCGCGTGAACGTTCGGGATCTTCTTTTCTAGGTCAACCTCGCCGGACGTTGTGCCGAAGGTGATTCCCCAAGCGCGGAACTTGACTCGGTAGATCAGTTTCATTCGGTCACCTGCGGACCCGTGCCGAGACTGATTCCCGCTCCTGCCGCCGCGCCGAGTAATGCGCCCGTGATCCACCGGACCAACGCTAGGTTAAGGTCAAACGGAGCCTTCGCCACGTTTTTCCGGTATGCGTCGATGTCGGTCACGATGGCACCAATTAGCCCAGTGATGGCACCCTGTACGATTCGCTGTGATAGTTCATTGTTCATTTTACATTCTCCAATTTCGCTTCGATCTTTGTAAGCCTGTTTGCCAGTTGGTCTAGCTTTTCGTGCGTCTCTTTCTGCAACTGAAAGCCTCTTTCCTCGTCCTTTTCCAGCCGAATGATACGAGCCATTGACATACCAAAACTAGCCGCCGCCGGGATAATTCCGGAAACCACGCCAATGACCACTGACATTTCGAGTTGCATGTTTGTACCTACGGTTCAGTACGCCAGTTTGATTCTTGACCCCGGATAGGTTTCGGCCCCCGCCATGAACGAACGGGAGCCTATGCCCGGAGAGAGGGGAGAACAGCCCCGCCCTATTATACGTTCAGATCGTCTGCCGCAAGCGCAAGCCCGAGCAAATAATCCAGCCCGTCGTCTCCCTGATCGTCAAGCAACGTGGCAATCGCGCCCGCTACCGTTTCGGAGCTGTACGTCAACCGCTCATTATGTTCCGACGGGTGAATCGTGATCGTCGCGCTATCAAGCTCGTGGTCGATTTCATAGATCGTGCCGCAGATCAAAGCTCGTCCGTAATTGGTCAAATAGGTTTCATCCACCGGCTTGGTGGCGATGTCCTCAAGTGCGTCCACTCGCGTCTGCAAGTTCTTGCAAACCGTCAGCAAGTCGGCAATAAGTTTCGACGTGCTTACATAAACGCTTTCTTTTGGCTCGGGTTGTTGTTCGGTGCTCATCACGACCATTCTATCCCGCCAGCGTCGATTTGTCTACTTGACTTTTCCGTTAATGATCCGATGATTGTGGACCTCGAAAGCTCCGTCATCGTCAACCTGAACCCAAGCGAATCCGTGATTCTGCCGGACGTAGCCGAACGGGTTGTAATCGGGTGTCAAAGTGCATAGACACCCAACCGACCAACAGCCAAACTGGTCGCCGTTCAGGTTGCCTTCTGCGTGTTCGCTCGTCTGGTGATGGTGACCGCATAGCATGTTCGTCTTGCCCCACAACCAAAGCCCTCTGGCGGGATTTACAGACGGCGCAATGCCCTGTTTCCGTTCGTGGCCGTGAATTACTGACAGTTTGCCAAGCATGATGCGCTCGGTCTTGACGTATCCGATCTTGTAATCCTCAAGCCTTAACAGCGACTCAATGCTCAGCCCTTTGAGGTCGGACAGGTCGCGGGCATTTGTGAGCAAGTACCGGCGCAATCGCTGTTCGTGGTTGCCTTCTTTCCATTCAATGATGGCGTTCGGGAACTGTTGCCTTAGAAACGCAAAGAAGTCCTGCGTAATCTGAATCTCTTCTTGAAGCGTAAGCCGCCCGATCTCCTTTGTAAAGCCGGTGACTCCGTACATATCCATCACGTCACCGTTAAGCACTATTGCGTCTACGCCCTCGTCTTTTAGGGTTTCGATGGCAAGCCGAAGAGGGACAATTTCCTGCTCAGGGATATGAATGTCGGAAAGGATGCCAACTTTGCCGGTGAGAGTTACAGATCGTCCCCGGTCAGTGTGCTGATGCTTGAGTTTGGCAAGCCCTTCTGCAATGGTGGAATGTTGTGGCGGTTCGGTGCGGTTTTTGCGTTTGCGTTCGCCGTTTGCGCCTAGTCGGGTCCGAATCGCGCCCCTAGCGGACTCAACTGAGGGAAATAGTACTGGGAAGTTGGAGCAAACTTCGCGGGCCGCTCCGTTTATGGTCAGTTCGTCAAGCCGTCCTAAGACGGTATCAATGGCACTACGAAAAGCGGCTCTCTCTTCTTTGGTTTGTCCCATGGCATAACCATTCCTTACCCTACTATACGGTCAACTATATGCTTTTGCCTCACGTCATGCCTTCACCCGTCAACCTCGCCAACAGTGACGACGGCCGTTTGTCCGCACCCTCGGGGATCTCGCCCGACGGCAAAGCGGGCGCCGCGATACCAAGCACCCCTCTCTGGTGGTCGAGAAACTTCTTCACCTGTGTCTCGTTGAACGATCTTGGGACTAACACCGGGGTCGTCACGTTGCCTTCACCGTCTATCCCAAACTGGTTGTAGATCTGCCACGTTTGCGCCCGTACCGCCTGTGCGAACTCACCCGCGCTTGGAAAGTCGCCAGAACGGGCACACAACGCCCGCGCGGCGGGAATGATACACTCGGGCAAACCCTTGGCGTCGGCTATCGCGTCAACGTAGACCGAGACCATGATGTCGAACTCGGCATCTTCCTTCGGATACCGGTTGTAGTGATTCAGCCCGCCCGCCTTCATTCGTCCTAACGCCGCCGATACGAGCTGGTACTCATTGAGCGGTTCGCCGTCTTGGACCAATTTCCCAGAGGCATCCATCAAGTAACCGTGAACTGTCTTTGCAATCATTGTTCTTTACCCATCCTTCCAAACCGTTCGAAAGCTCTGCGCTCCATATCTAGCGCACCTTGTGACTGCGACTTCTTTTGAGGTTGCGCCCGCTCTGCCTCATTCGCAAGCCATGTTCTGACCGTCGCCTTCCAGTCTTTCACCGGTCCCGCTTTCCGTCGCCATCCCGCCGATGTCCAATAGTCGTGGAACTTCTGAGCGGTCGCGCTTGGCGTCGGCCAGTTCTGTTCGGTCATGTATTCCTCGACTTCCTCAACCGTTGGGGGAACGAAACGAGGGGTTGATTTCTTGGGAGTCTGTGGGGGTTCATCCCCAAGACTATCTACGTTAGTAGATATATCCTCTCCTTTCTTCTCTTCTCTTCTCTTCTCATATGCGTTACCACCGTGACGTAACGCGTTACGCCCGTTACTATCGTTACGTTTTTGATCGTCTGTAGGTTCAATTTTGGTCTTTTCCCTGTACCGTCTCTGTCTTTCGGCCCCGGTTGAGTCGCCTTGATGTTTCTGCCATCCGGTCAAACTCCACTCTTCAGCGTCACTGTCACACCGTAACGCGTTACCCTCGACAGCCCGCTCGATCATGGCCAGAACGTCGGCTTCTTCGACGTGCCATGTCTCCGCGAATCGCTCAGTATCCAGCGGGCGGAAATAGCCGCCGAGACCAAAAGCCTTGACGTGGAGAATGAGGCAGGTCCAGCAATGCCGGACGGGTACAGAGGAATTCCGGTACCACCGAGACTCCATGATGTCGCAATTAAGTTTTGCGTACTTTGATAAGGTCATATGACTCTCATTTTTTGCTCAATGGGACCGGTTCCAACCGGCGGAGAGAGGGTGACAAACCCGTGACGCCATCCGGCCCCATTCAGCTTGCTGGGTTGAATCAGCAATGTGATTTTACACGATCAGAGTAGCGATCCTTGCAAGTTTGCATGTCCCAAGTTCTTAACCGCCTGTTGGTAGTACGACTCCTTTAGCTCGACGCCGACGAACCGCCGCCCCTCTTGGAGAGACACGTATCCTTCGCTTGCTATTCCCATGAATGGGGATAGAACCAAGTCGCCCGGATTAGACCAAAGGAACAACCCTCGACGGATCACTTCCAGTTGAAGCGGGCAAATATGCTTTTCGTCGTCATCATCCCGCGCTGATTCCTTTTGGAGCGTGTCCGATGGGTTTATGTCCATCCATACCGGCGAAGCGTACTTCTGCCACAAGTCAACCGGAAACGTCTCGTTGGTATGGGTAACCGGGTTCGGATTGTCTCCCGGCTTCTGCATGGTCACAAGGTAATCGGGCACCCCTTGACGTGACCGGCACGAATCCTTCTTGACCTGCTTATGGAGCAACCCGAGTCCCTTAGTTCGTTGCATGGCTACTACCGGGTCTTTCCAGATACAGACCTCGGAATGGTAGACAAACCCCGCATCCCGGAAGATCCGAATCAAGTCGCCCCGAAAGTCACTCAGCCCGATAACGCCGTGCGTTTGCTTGGTGAGCGGGAGCAACATGCAATGGAAGCTCAGGTTACGTCCCGGCATCGTCACCCGGAAAAGTTCATCGGCCAAGAACCGGAACCCTTCCAAGAACTCCTCTTCGCTCCGAACGTTGCCCATGTCTCTTGGGTCGTCTGAGTAGACGTAAAGTGACGAGAACGGCGGCGAGAATATCGTGTACCCGACGCTGTTGTCTTCGATCTGAGTAGCGATAGTTTCAACGCAATCGCCGTGGTATGCCGTAAAGTTTGGTCCCTCTATTTTCATGCTCTGATTTCCTGCGAGTTCCACAATGCCATGCTCTCAGACATTGTGCGGAACGCCTCCGCTTTGTAGTTGATGATGTCGCGTACTGACGAATCAGCCGACGTAGATATGACGTGAACGGTTACCGGGTTCTTTTGACCGAACCGATAGCACCGTCTTACCGCTTGGTGAAACATCTCGTAAGAGAACGTGAGCGACGCGAATATCATTCGGTCGCAATGTTGCCAGTTCATGCCGAACCCCGCGATAGACGGTTTGGTGACTAGCACGTCAAACTCGCCGCCCGAGAACCCGGACAGTAGCCGCTCTTTCGTATCGCTTGGCATTGAGCCAGTGACGGATACCGCGCCCGGGATTGCTTTGGTGATTTGGTCCTGTTCGTCGTTGCCGTTACACCAAATGATGCACGGCCCTTTACCTGCCTGAGCCAACTGAGAGGCAAGTTGTACCCGTTCCGATACCGTCTCTCTCAACACGTCGTGAAGTGACGTCGCGGCGACGTCACCGCCGAACAACGCGCCGCCCGGATTGTAGTTGACGTCTATCGTATGGTTGACGACTTCAAGGGGCGGCAGTTGGTGCCGCGACCCATCAAAACCCAACTCGGCCGGCGACGTGAAGCAAGCCGCCCACGATCCGACCCACTTCCAGAAGTCCCGCTGAGCGTGTCTTTTGAGCCGCCATTTGGAAGTGTCGCCGCCATCGTGCATGAAGTAGGTTGCCAGCATCTCTTGATGGGTCGCAACCCCCAAGAATTGAGCGTGGTTGCCCAGCTCCGTCCAATCGTTCGGTGATGGTGTAGCTGTGAACGCGAACCGGTACGGCACCCGAGAGAACGCGCTTAGTATCGTGTTTCTCGTTGCCCCGTCCTGAGACTTGATGATGCTCGATTCGTCTAGCGTCACCGCGTCCCATCGTTCGTGAATCACGGAATCCAAACGGTCATAGTTGACAATCTGAACGCCGCTATCTCCGATGGGTTCACGCGACACGTCTAGCCCGACCATGCGAGCTTCCTTAACCGTTTGCGGAGCGACGGCAAGCGGGCAGAGGATTAACCTACGGCCCGGAATATGCCGGTTAATCTCACACTGCATGAGCGTTTTCCCGAGTCCGGTTCCCGCGAAGATCGCGGCACGGCCCCGTTTCAATGCCCATTGAACTATGCGCCCCTGATAGTCGAAAAGCACGTCGTTAACCGGCCCCGACTCAAACCCTACTCCCTTGGTGAGCGACTGTTTGCGCTCAACGAACTCTCTATACCTCTGTATCGTGTCTGTCATGTTTCTCTCTTCGGTAGTTTGGGTCTACCATGTTCTTTCTACCTCACCGCTTACGCGCACGGATGATTAACTCCCATGCGACAACTAGGACGATGGCACCGACGATGGAAGTGACTTCAATCACTTCGCCCTCCCCGCATCCGACGCCGCCGACACAAACGCCAGTACCGCCCGTTCCATCTCGGCACGGGCTGCGTCAAGGTCAGCGGCCCTCGACTTGCCGCCGAACCAAGGAAAAGGGGCGGTTATTTGTTTACTCATTCTGTTGTCTCGACTCCAGTTGATCGTGCCTGATCGTGGAGATTGTTCCCTTCCACGGGCCAGAGGTATAGCGGACGACTATGCCAGTCTCAAGCTCAGCTACGACCACGTACTTGTCGAACTTTGAGGGTGACGTCGTGAAGGTCCACGGGTTAGAGATGGGTTTGCTCATAGCCCGCACATCCCTTCGCAATCTAACTCCGAAAAGTTAATGTTGCCTTGCTTGCTTTCGTCTTGCGGGTTCAGCACCACTTGGGCGATTGGCACAAGTGACCGATGCAGATACATCTGGTTC